TGACCTTTCTTTAATAGATCTTCGACTCTGCTGATTTCTTCCATCACTTCGTCCTTAAAACGGCGAATGCCTTCCGGATAGTCTTCCGTAGGATCGTCAATCTCTATAAAAGGTTTCTTGGTTCCGCCCCAAGGTATACCCATAGCGGTATTCAACTTTATAGCATCCATAAATTTGACACCAGGTATCCCATTCACATTTTGAACATCACTTAGTGGTCGACATCTCCGCCACATATTTGACTTCTCAATGATCTTGAGTAAGGGACGTTCATAATCCTCGATTGCTTTGGCTAACAAACCTAGGGGAAACGGGTCAGCTGGATCGCTAAAATTACTCATAGCTTTCTGCCACCCGAACCACTCAGGTTTAAGCTTTGGTGGGCCCCAAATATTCTCAACACCGCACACTTTCGTGACGGTCTGTGAAATCTTTGACTGCCTTACTTCTGGCTTAGTAGTTGAGCCACCAATACAAGAACCATGATAGGTAATTGCATTCTTGCCTTCAGGTAGATAGTTGAGTGGACTTTTGTAATGAAGAGGTTCATCTTTCATTATTTGCACACCCATCTGCTCCTTCCTAAAGGTACTTGCACTTCCTGTTATTAAAACACCAGGTTTCATTCGTAGTTTGGCTAACGCATGTTTATAGTCTTCACGACTAATACTTGCGGCATTCCCTCTTGGTTTATCAGTTTCTCCACCTATATGGAAACCGATTATAAAAGGAAAACGTGCATCTGCAGTTAAAACTGCTCCGCACATGCCTCTAAATGTATTGGTGCTTAAGTTGTCGTACTTAACGCCCTCGGAATAGCAATGTCCGTTGCTAAACACTCCTGCTTCGCACTTACCTTTTGATACGCATATTTCACCTCTCTTATCTCGATAAAATAAATCGAAAAAGATTGGATCAAAATCATAGTTACTAGGTAAATACATGGAAAGATCTTCAAACGATCCTCCATTAGGTGTGAAACAGATCCGTAAATCTGAGTCGTTAATACGAGCAGAAAATTCTTTACTAACTCTCGTCTTGAATCTTCCACCACACTTGCTAGCACTATCTTTACATAGTGTAAGCTCGAATTCGTCCTGTACACCAAAGTAGTGATCTGGTATAATTAGGACATTTGATTGGAGAGCCAATACATCAACCATATAATCACCGTCCTTCATATGTGCTTCTGCATAGAATAAATTCTTTCTTACTTTAGCATCTAACTGATCTTTGGTAATGGTTTTGTGTTCCTCACAGACTGGTAAGGGTCGCTTCTCTATTTGCGCCCAAACATTGACTTCACTATCTCTCATCTTGAGATCGTCGTCAGTCTTAGGATCTATATTGGCATGAGGTTCAGTATGGAATAAATCTCTAGTTGTCTTATAAACTTTGATCATAGCGTATAAAGCCGCTAAGCCAATGAACATTTGACAACAACTTTTCGTTACCTTGTCTCGATATTTCTTGACCGTACAGGA